CTTTAAACAATTAAGGTGGTCAGAGATTACTACAGACACATGGAAGAAAATTCACGACGATAAAAAATGGCAGGAGGGATAAATGCAAAAAACAAGACATTTTCAATTAAATAAACCGCAATTATCGGATTTTGCGAACATCGAAGAAGCGATAAACCCGTCTATGGACATCATAGATGCGAAGCTGAAAGAATTATCTGACGAAAAAATAAATGCAAATGACGGAGCAATCGCAAATGTAACCATGCCCCCTGCTTGGATTGAGACTGCTGCAATATCGGATCTAAATCAGATTGAGGCAAAGCGAAGCATAAAAAGCATTTTAAGTGCTTTGGTCGGAGGGCTTAGATACTTGCAGGACTACTTCAAAAAGGTCAGAGTTGTACAGCTTAGGGCAAGCGCTTTCAGTAGTACAGCGCCTTATGTAGCACGCATAGAAGTTGCAGGCTTAAAGGCAAGTGATACGCCGGTAGTCAGTCATAAACTGCAGGATGGAGTGACGGATGCAGGGGCGATAAAAGGCGCGTGGAAGTCTTACAGCTGTATAGATAAGATTGAAATTTATGATGGCTATATGCTTGTAAAAAGCTTTAGAAAGAAGCCGATGCAGGATGTGTGGCTGATGGTGAAAGGAGGTTAATATGGCTGATGCAATCTTAATGACAGGCGACGGCGGGGTGACATCAGATGATGTCACCGCGGGCAGGGATCAGGTCCTTCAAGGATTTAAAACCATTACGTCTGACAGTGATGATGAGGTGGTAGACGGAAGCTTAACTTCTATGCCTTCGCAAGTAGATGCGTTGTCGTGGCGATTTGATGGCGATAATGCATATCTTAAAATTCCATATGGGGCTTATGTGACACAAGTAACTGGTGGTGGAGTTGAAGTTAAACTGCCTTTTGCGTGGATTCGTTCGCATATCCCTGAGGGTGGGATGATTAACACATCTAGTGTCTTTGGGAAGCAAGGAACAATCCCAGATCGAGGGGCGGGCAATGGGAACGGAGAAATAGGTACGAATGGTGGCGATAATGTGTTTGTGAATTTCCCAGATGGATACTATCACACTCAAATTGGTAAATCTTATATGTGGCTGAAGTGGGCAGACCTTGCCAGAGTGCTTGGGTTAAATGGGGCATACTGGCTAGATAACTATAGTGCGGCGGGAATACAAGGACAAATCCACAGATGGGTATGTACGACTGGTACGGTAATTTCTGCGTGGAACAATGAAGGCCATGCATGGGATGATACCGAAGCGGGGCGAGGTAGAGGCATTATTACTAGAGTACCAAATGGGCACAGAATTGAAGGGGCAAATTGGGTATACCTGTCATCGCCAAATCTGTGGCCACAGAATGTGGTAAAAGGTGTCAATATTAACGGTGTAGAAGGAAGTAGAGACTACATTGACTCAATAGCACCCACTTATTTTACTGGTGATTATACATATCATGTGAACTCTTCTGAACAATCAGTGAATATGAATGTTCAGTTCGGAGAATATAATACGATTATAGTGGGGGTTGACTTGGTTGGGCAGGATGTAGCCTCAGGGTTTATAAGGTTGGACAAGAACAATGGACGATATGAGATAACTACACTTACTTTATCTAAAAATATGGATGCTTCTATGTTTGTAAAAGTACAAAATGGCAACACATATCAATTTAATTTTCGACGAGAAGGAGCTCAACTCAAGGTGCGGTATTTAGGCTCTGTGGGTGATGTCACACTGAATGTGTATGCAATTGCTGTGTCAACTGCACTACTATAGAAGGAGATGAAATTATGAAGTATATTGTTATATCTGACAAACAAGGGAATATTCTCGGCACTGTGTGGAATCAGAGAGGGGTAGAGAATACTGTAGTGTCGTCTATTGATATTCCTGAGGGTAAGAGATTAGTGCGTGTAGATTTAAATGGAGAACCGAAAGGGATTTTTGAAGATATGTCACTTTCAACAAGCGAAGAGTTAAAGAAGATGAGAGACAGACTTGAATTAAACAATAAGAAATTAATTGCTTTAGGAAATTCGGTCACAGAATTGTCAGATTTGCTTATTTCAAGTGAAAATGGAAATGGAAATGATTAATTTTGTTTGAGGAGGAAGACTATGAAATATAAAGGCTTAGCGACTGTATATGCTTATCTAATCATTGATGGAGAGAGGTTGTATTCAGATGTTCCAAAGCGTCTTAAAAATCAAGTAAAGGAAGTTTTAGAGAGTTTAGGGGCAGGGGATCTTGCTGTTGAATCGGGAAAATAGGGGGACAAAGTGGCTGAACAGCATATAATAGACATCATTCTTGACAAACTACCAACGATTTTACTGCTGTTATCTATATTTTTTGAGATAACACCAATTAAGTTTTCACCGCTTACGCTGGCGGTGAAATGGATTGGAAAGATTCTCAACAAAGAAACACACGAAAGATTAAGACTTATTGAGGAAGCTCAAGAAGTACAGGCAGACACGATAGAGCGTCTGAAGGAATATACAGAATCAAGATTTGATGCTCAGGAGAGGGCAGAGCTGGAACAGCAGGCGGTTGATATGAGAAATGAGATTATTAATTTTTCAGAAAATCTAAAACTTGACAGGAAATACTCAGATAAGCAATTTGAGTATATTCTTGGTGTGATTTCAGAGTATCATGAACATTGCGAAAAACATCAAATACATAATCATTACATTGATGAAGCACATGAGTTTATTCGAGAGAGTGCACGAAAGCAATATCAAAAGCACTTAAAAGAAAGTGAGGTATAAGATAGATGAAGATTGATTGGAAAAGAAAATTAACAAGCAGAAAGCTTTGGACTTCAGTGGCAGGCTTTGTAACGCTGCTGCTTGTTGCAAGAGGAATGACAGAGAATGAGGCGGCGCAGGTAGCGGCTATCATTATGGCAGGTGCACAGGTCGTAGGCTATTGCCTTGCCGAAGGGTTAGCTGATAGTACAACTGCAAATAAGGAGGTAGAGTAATGTCGAGAGTACTGAAAACAGGGAGAGTTATCAAGACTGTAAAAGCATATGGTGAGCGACCAAAGGAACCAACAAGGAAAGAATGTGCAGACTTGACCGATGCAGAGTTTGCAGAGTGGCACAAGATGTGGGAAGAAGAGTGCAGGGAGTTTGACAAAAACAACCATGCACCTAATCCGAATGAGGACTAATTAGAGATACTGGCGGCAGGGGAGACCTTGTCGCCTTTTTAGTGAGGAGGTATGAAGATGAATCAGGTATACAGAAATGGGCAGAAATTACTAAGAGGAGCATATACACAGTACACACCAAGTGGCAAGGCACTTTTTGAAAGAGCAGATGCGTACCATAAAGAACCAAGGCTTGGTGATGTAGTGTATTTTTACAGCAACAGCATGGGTAGGATTTGCCATGTAGGGGCAGTGGTTAGTGTAAAAAAAGATGGATCAAGATATACGATTGAGACTGTTGAGGGTAACACCTCAGGAGGCGATATATTCAATAGAAATGGCGGTTGTGTGGCGAAGAAAAGATATAACTTCACACTTTCGGAAGTTGGGGGGGTAAACAGAGTAAATGGCTTTGGGACTCCAAACTTTGGAGATGATACTTGTACTGTTGAGGAGTTTGTAAATGTGCTACTTGGAGAAGTTGGATACATTGAGAAAGCAAGCAACAAAGACTTAGAGAGCAAGACAGGCAATCCAGGCAGCGCAAACTACACAAAATATGGAAAGTGGTACGGTGGCAACGGCTTATACTGGTGTCAACAATTCATCAGTTGGTGTGCTTTCAAGGCTTGTCAAAATCATCTTGAGAACATCGTAAAAAACCAGTGGCAGAAGCTATCAGACGGCTGGCACTATAAGGACGGCACCGGGAAATATGTCAAAGGTAGATGGATAGAGATTGCCGGGAGATGGTATGTTTTTGATGAGGCAGGCAGAGCAATAAAAGGCTGGTTTAATGCTGGGGATGAATGGTACTACTTAAATCCTGATGACTACGCAATGCTAGCAGGACAGTGGGTGGATGTTGACGGCAAGTCTTATTATCTTACCCAGTCAGGATTGATGGCCAGAAATGGCTACATAGAAGACGCAAGCGAAAAGCTGTATTTCTTTGTAGATGACGAGGGTAGATATGTAAAAAAGTTGGATACAGATGCACCTGATCTAAGTAAATACGAAGTCATAGAGTAATATCAGATGTCGCAAAAATGTCGCATTAATTTACAAGAAGCCTTATAAATAGCCGATTTATATACTAAATATAGGGTGACTTTTAATCAAGTTGTCCCGGGTTCGAGTCCCGGGTGTCTCAGGTTAAACAAAAGGAGTTGTGAGAATTTTTCACAG